ATGGCGTCAGCCAATAGCGCTGATACTGAATTACTTAGTAGCTTAGATAAATTAACAGCAAGGTCACGGCAACTATGTAGGGACAATTCTTATTGTCGTCAAGGTCAAAGGAGTTTTGCGTTAAACGTTATTGGGCAGGGCGTGAGGATGCAAGCGCAGACCCGAATGAAACGCGGGAGTAAATTGGATAAGAAAACAAACGACTTAATAGAAGGAGCATTTAAAGAGTGGGGACGATACGATTCTTGCTCGGCTAACGGTCGTGATTGTTTTGCAGATATTCAGTTAATTATTGCTAAGCAATTATTTGAGGCGGGTGAAATTTTCGTGAGGTTAATAAAGAAACCTTTCGGGCGTTCATCAATACCTCTAGGCCTTGAATTGTTGGAGCCAGAGCAATTAGACAGCACCTATAACGGTGGGACAAAAAGTAAAAACAATACTTGGCGAATGGGAATAGAACGCGACCAATTCAATCGGGCCGTTCGTTATGCGTTTTATAAGAAGCACCCCGGCGATGATTCGTTCCCGACTCCAATGGGAATTAAAAGACACATGCTTATTAATGCTGATGAAATAATTCATCTTTTTGTCAGTGACCGCGCCTCCCAGACAAGAGGCGTTTCTATGCTTGCGCCTGCGTTGGAGGCAATGCACCAATTAGCGGGAATGACCGAGGCAGTTTTAATTAAGCAAAGGGCAAGTTCGGCTCTTATGGCGTTTGTTCAAACGAATGATCCTGACGGTTTAATAGGTGATGGCGAAGTCTATGAAAACGAAAGAGTCTCAACCTTTGAACCCGGAAAATTTGTTTATCTCAATCAAAACGAGTCGATTCATGTTCCTGATCTAGATACTCCGGCGGGAGAATTTGAACCATTTAATAAGATTATTTTGCGGTCGTTAGCTAGTGGATGCGGTGTTAGTTATGAAAGTGTAAGTAAGGATTTTTCAGAAACTAATTACAGCTCATCGCGTTTAAGTCTGTTAGAGGATAGGGATCATTACAAGATGATTCAGAAGTATTTAGAAGAGAGATTCTTACAACCTTTGTTTGATTTATGGTTAGATCTTGCGGTGTTAAGTGGGAATTTAGATTTAGGTAATTATGATTTAGATCCTGATAAATATAAAAAGGTACGTTGGTTATTTAGAGGTTGGGCGTTTGTTGATCCACAGAAAGAAGTAGCGGCAGCAAAAGAAGCCGTAAAAGCAGGCTTTAAAACTCAGGCGCAAGTTATTAGCGAATTTTCATCATCGGATATTGAAGAGTTTTTACCAGCTCGGAAAAATGAAGTAGAACAAGCCGAGCAATTAGGTTTAATGTTTGATACGACTGTTAGCAGTATGAGTAATACGCCTAAACAGCAAAGTGAAGGTAATATAGATGAAAATGACTCACAGCCCAATGGAAAAGAAACGTGATTTAGAAAATCAAATACAACACCGATCCGAATCAGTTGAGTTTGAAGTTAAGGAGGATAAAAGAACTTTAAGCTTCCCGTTTAGTTCTGAAGAGCCTGTAAACCGTGGCGTTTTAGGCAACGAAATTTTAGACCACGGGAAAGACTCTATTAACTTTGAAAGGTTAAATTCTCAGGCTCCTTTATTACTAAATCATCAACCCGATAAAATTATAGGAGTGGTTCAAAGAGGTTGGCTTGACTCGGATAAGAGGCGCGGAATGGTCGAGGTTAAGTTTGCAAATAACGCATTAGGAAAAGAAACGCTTGAAATGGTTAATGATGGGATACTCAGAAATATTTCAGTGGGGTATCAAATAGATAAAATTCAGGAGGAAAAAAATCGTGACGGCTATTTCAGGGCGGTTGACTGGACGCCGGCGGAAGTATCGGTCGTCTCAATTCCTGCAGATTATCGGGGGGCGGGAATAGGAAGAGCAAAAGAAAATGTACTCAATACGTCTAAACAGCAAGAATCAAGTAATATGACAACAGAACAGCGTGAAAGCGCCGTTGCGTCTCCTGACGCGCCACAAAGTAAACCTTCAGAAACAAAACCTGAAATGACTGACACACCCGATTTGACCGTGGTGCGTGATGAAGCTTCTAAAAAAGCTGCTTCAGATGAGCGCAACCGCATTAGAGAAATTTCTGTCTTATGCGAAAGGCATCAACTAGGTAATGAGTTAAAGGAGACTCTAATTAGTGATGGCACTTCTATAGGCGAAACAAGAAAGATCGCATTAGATAAGCTTCAAGCGAAGCCAGTTGAAACAGTCGAGCAAATCGATTCAACTGAAACTAATGACATCGGTTATAGAGGCATTGAAGATTCAATGTCATATCTTTTGTATGGTAAGGATCATTCAAGAGGAGCCGGGGCAGCATCAGAAGTTAGTGAGGAAGTATTAAAGAGAGGCGGTGTTCAAAGAACATCTGAAAGATCTGTTTTTATTCCTTACGGCGCATTAGCACCTAAAAACTTAAGAGCTACATACAACACTGGGGCTTCTGGAACAGGTGGAGCATTAGTCGGAACTGACTATTTACCAGAGCGCTTTATTGAAACATTGCAGGCAACAAGTTCTGTAATGGCTATGGGCGTTACTGTTTTGCCTGGACTGGTCGGTGATGTAAGTATCCCCAAAAGAGACACAGACGCGACTGCTTATTGGCTTAGCACCGAAGTTACCGCAATTACTCAGAGCGAAAGCACATTCTCAAATGTGAGTTTGACTCCGAAGCGTGTAGCGGCATATTCAAAGTGGTCAATGCAAACTGAACAGCAAGCATTACCAGCAATTGAAGAGCTTTCTAGACGCAACTTGATCACTAAAATTGATCAGGCTAGGGATCTCGCAATATTGAACGGATCGGGTTCAGGCGGCCAGCCCGAAGGCGTGCTAAATACCACTGGCATCGGAAATATTGCCCTAGGAACTAATGGAGGTTCGGTCACTTTAAATAACTTGATCGATCTAGAAGGTGCTTTATCTGAAGACAACGCGTTAACTGGGTCTCTTGGTTACATTGCTCACAGCAAGATTATTAACCAACTTAAAAAGGCTCGCGCAGGTGGTTCAACAACTACTGACGGCGCTTACCTATGGAATAGCAACCTACAGGACATCAGCAGAGGCAGCACACCGGGTTCAATTAATGGGTACTCAATAAGAGAGAACAACCTATTACCAACAAACCTAACTAAGGGTTCTGCTTCAACTTGTACTCCTATTATCTTCGGTAATTTCTCCGACATTTATGTGGGTATGTGGGGCGCAGGTATAGAGGTTTCTATTAGTGAGACTGAAGACGACTTCATCAAGCTATTAACTTCCATCCGCGCAGTAACAACGATGGATGTAGCTGTGGCTCATGCTCAAAGCTTTGCAGCGATCAAAGACGCACTTAGCTAACTAAATCGGGGGGTCGGAAACGGCCCCTTTTTTTTCTTATGAAAATTAAAGCATTAAAAAACACAAGCGCTAGCGGTCAATCCTTAGAGGTTGGCAAAAATTACGACGTAAGTGATAAAGACGCTGAAATATTAATTCGCATGAAAAAAGCAGAGGAATCAACAGAAGCGGTTGAAGAATGTTCAATGCCAGAAGCTTCTTTACCTCCAGCCCCACCAACTGCATCAAAAACTAAAAAGGTGAAAGCAAGTGTCAATAGCGACTGATTCACTAGACGCAATTTTCAACGTTGATGAGACTTCATTGGTTAAGTCTGGAAGTATTGTCGGGCGCGGTTATTTAGACCAACCGACTTCAGTTTTGGCAGGTGGTGAAGTTTTAGCAGTTGATTATGTTTTACATGTTAAAAATTCTGATTTTAGTTCTTTAAAATTTGGCGATACATTAACGGTGCAAGATGCGAATGGAAATGATGTGAGTTATACGGTGCGAGTAAATGAAGCTGATATTGATGGTCTGACGCGTCAAATTTCATTATCTAAGGTCTAATGACAACGAGACGAGAAAGCATATTAGACGCTGTTAAGGCTGCTTTG